CACCTTCTCTTCTTTATTCTGAGCAACATCCCCTATCCTTGGAGCAGTAGGTCCAGGGCAGGGGATTTCTCCTTCTGGTTGGTCAGTAGGTGGTGTCTCTGGTGAGTCAGGTATCACACTTGTATCTTCAGTATTCACACCTTGCTCTTGCTCTTCAGGTTCACCATAGACAGTCATCCAAGTCAACTCATTTGCTTGGTAGTCAGGTGGTTGATAGTAAGGCATCCCACCATCACACAAAACTGTATTACCTTTAGGATCATCATTAACTAACTGCTTATTCTTACTTCTTTGCTTAACATTCTCTTTATGTACTGCAACACACCCAGGCATATCAATGATAGGTGTACCAATTCTGGTAGTAACAGGAACCTGTATGGGTATTGCCTCAGGTGAGGTCTGCATCCATATCCTTTGGTCATCTATTACAATAGGTTTTCTAAGTGCTTCGTTAGTCTTGATATTTACCTGAGCATTTTGGATCAGCCTAATTGCACCACCTTGAGTGGTGATATTAGGTATATTAATATCATTAATAGGATCCATATGATATATATTTATTTAACTGTGAGGGATGGAGTCGAACCATCAAGTCCCGCCAGGAACAGTAGCTAAACAGGCTACCACGTTTACCAGTTTCGTCACCTCACAAAGAAGGCACTACTTGAGTGCCGAGATTAGACGAGTGATTCCGATTCCACCACCACTTCTAGGGAAGAAGTCAAAGGACAAGAACTTATCCAGTTCATCCTCTACTCTTTCCTCACCAAACTTATCGTATAACAGTTGAGCGTAACCACCATCAGAGATAGTGTGGAATGTTTCCCTCATCTGTGCCTTGTCAGTGCTCCTCTCAGCACTGCCTATGGTCTCCATACCACCTAGGATAACATCAATCTTACGACTGGTACCATCACTATTCCTTGCCATGTTCCAGAAGGGTGATGTCCACTCAGGGAACTCAGTGATCATACCTCTACGAATATCTAACTCATGATCATGATCAAGTTCTCTTGTCTTAAATTTATCACCCCACTCAGCATAGGTCTTGATGTTAGATCGACTCAATGGGATACCTAACCATTCACACAACTCCCACTCCATGTCTTGAAGTTCTTCAACACCTCCCTTCATTTCAAACTCAAACATAGGGAAGATAGTTTCATGTCTACCTGGGACTGGGTTAGGCTCTGCCCTATACGACGTTGAGACACAGAAAAACCCTTCAGCAGAAGGGTTACTTAATAACTCGTGCTCTAACCACATCTGACCTGTCTGAGGTAGGGGCCAAATGTTATCATTATAATTATAGGTCGCTACTGTCTCTGGATCCTCACAAGCAGCAAGTATACTCAAACGATTTTGTGTATGCACCTCATAGAAATTCTTAGACAAAAAAAATGACCGTAATTCGGTCACCGCATCCGTGTATTCTTTTGGGTCAATCAAACTTGTCATTATTTTAGATCAAACTGAATTTATTTAGGTATTTTATTTTTATAGTTGCCAGTTGGTTGTGGTGTTCCCGTGACAGGACCAGTCTTAGTGGGCCACATCTCAGCGAATGCACTCCTAACTTCTTCTCTAACTATAAGTCTTAACTCTGTTGCCTCTGCCTCTACCCTTTTTTCAGGGCCACCCGTAGCGTGGTCGAGAGCAACATTGCCACCCACGATGGATCCAGTGCCGACAACTGCGGCAGCGGTTCCATAGGTAGCAAGCTTTTGTACGTCCATTAGTCCGATAGTACTTTGACTGCAATAGCAGCGACTGCAACAACGAGTACTCCTATACCAACACCACCCCAGGGAAACCCTGCTGGCTCTGGCACTGCTGGTGCGAATGGCACATCAGCGGGGATTTCAACTCCTATTGACTCAAGTGTTTCTGCAACACCTATTCCTGCTGCTGGATTAAATTCTTTTTCCATGTTAATTAAAAGTTACAATTAATACGACTCTTCGATCCCTTAGTGGGAATCTGTGACAGTGCTCACCATTGAATAGAAGCACATCATCTTCAACAGGTGTATGAGGACCGTCCATTGTTACGGTATCTCCTCCTGCATCAGTCAAGTATACCAATAAATTAGTATGCTTAAAGTCATGGTCAACGTGACGTGCTGTAGTGTCCACATTATAAAACCATGGATGGACTGCGTTAGCATTATATCTGAAGATATAATTGACATCCAAGTTATTGTAATCAAATATCTGATTGATAACTGTGTTTGCCAACTCCATATGTGGAGATGTTATAGCAGGAAACCTTCTATCAGGATGAGGTCTTTCTAAAAAGACATGTGAATAGAAATGAAAATCATCCTTAGGATTTCTCTCATAATACCAAGAGAAGTCATCCGATAACACTAGAGATTTGAGGTCTTCATACTCTGGTGTTATCGGATTACCAATCAGTTCCACTATAACCCTAGTCCTGCTGGAGGTGCAAGTTGGGTTACTGCTCCTTCTTTTCCTGCTGGGTCACCACCACCTAGTGATGGTAAATCATTACTACCAGTTGGAAGCTCGGGTGCCAATCCACCACCAAGTCCACCTAGTGATCCTAATACTGCCTCTTGTACCTTTTCCTTAACGTCCTCTACGATCTTGTCCTTATTAATAAACACGTAACCACCAAGGCCGACAACGGCAAGAGATACAACAGCAGACGCAACAGCAAGTACATTTACAACTTTTTGCATTTTTCTTTTCCTTTAGTATAGATTCTCTTCTTGCTCAGTTAATAGAACAAGATCTGAAGTAGGGTATGCTACACATGTTAGCACAAAACCAGCTTCAATTTGATCCTCATCAAGAAAACTTTGATCTTCTTGATTAACGGTGCCTGATTCTAATTTCATAGCACATGATGAGCATGCACCTGCACGACATGAAGAGGGATGGTCTATCCCTTCTTCTTCTAATGCATCAAGTATGTAGGTGTCACCATCAACTGCTATAGTTGACTCATCACCTTCTGGAGACTTTAAAACGACAGTGAATGCCATAATTTAATTACAACTGATAGGGTTTTTCATCTTTCTTACCAGGATCTACAGCAATAATCTTTAAGGGAGCTTGCTCAATCCTTAGAGTCTGGACAGGTCCACCAGTGCCGTTACCGCCACCAGGTCCACCACCATCACCATTCATCTTCATAGTGCCATCACCCTTCTTAGATGCTGTCTGAATTCCGAAGCTAGCTAAAACTCCTGTAAAAACTGAAGCTATAAAAGTTGGATCTATTTTCTGTTGTGGAATACCTGGGATAGCAACATAATTTAATGTCAAAATCCCGCCGGACCACACAAGAACACCAAGTCTGACCATGCTGGACAGTAATGCTGCTTGTTCATCCTCATCTGGTAATACTTTGTCTTTTAGTTTACCAAGGAAACCTTTCTTTGTCAAGTCCTTCTTTGGTTCTACTACTTCTTCTGCCACTTAAACCTCCGTTGGTTGTTTCTTCTTACCAATATTGTATTTGGATTCAAGAGTCCATTCACCTTTATCTTTAAATGCCAGGACCTTAATCTGGTTAAGTGGAGCGAGGTCTTCTGCCTCTGTTGCTACTGATATCTCTACCAACCCCCAGTCAGAGAGTAGTTTCGCAATGCGATTGCGACGTTGGACATCATTTGATGTAATGTTAGTAGGTTTACCATCCAGTGCAAAGAGTTCTTTGAAGTGGACGATGTAATACTTACCACGTTTATGTAGAATGTGACAAGACTGATAGAGTTTACGCTCTTTTCTGGACGCTACACCTATACGAGTCAGTGTCTCTCTCACTTTGAGAAAGTCATCTGGTTCCTTAAGGGTAACCTCCAACATCATGTCTTGAGACCAACTGATCTCATCACTCATTGTCTTCCTCCAGTATTTAATTTTGATCTAATAACTTCAAGTTGCTCTTTAGACAATAATTTCATAGCCTGCTGAGCTTTCTCAGTGTTATATCCATAATATTTTTTCACAAGGTCAAGGTCACTGTTTTTGGACTTCTTATCCCAAGGAGAAAATCGCTTTGATTTTCTAACACTATGTATATAATATTGATACTGAAGAAGGTTA